ATCACTATTGAAACTGAAGGAAGTGATTATCTGGAGACTGACTATCCTATTAATTTACTTTCCATATCACCTAAGTTTAGTAACTCTGTACCTAAAGTCGGAGTACTTACGCCTCAAGGAGATGTTACGGATGAAAAGATGATTAAACAACATAATAAGTTTAGGATGAATTATGAAGCAATTGCTAAGATGATTACATTCCATTCTGATTATCATTTGAAACCTGTATGGGATGGAGAAGATGAAGACACTCTAGAAGAGATCTTAGACTTCATTCACATGATGGATATTCCAGAAGACAAGGTATATTTCATGCCAGCTGGAGATACAAGAGAGGCTTTATTCCAATCGTATCCAAAATTGTTTGATTGGGTTAGAGATAATGGATTTAGATTAACATGGAGGCCGCACATCATTGCCTTCGAAGATAAAAGAGAAGTCTAATGAGAAAAGCAAATGCAGAAGAGGTATTAAGAACTCTTCATACTCTATGGAAAAATAGAGGAATGGACACTATTGAAGTAATGGGAATACTAAAAGAAGAGTTTGATTTAGAACTAACAGTTCTAGCAAATGGAGAAATAAAAGCACAATCACCAGACGGAAAACAAAAATATTCAATTAAATAAAAATCAAAATGACGTTACAAGACTTAATTATTTTAGCAGAAGACAGAGATCTTTCTAAATCATATCCTAAAGCAGATGGAAAGTATATTTGGGATTACAAAGTAATAGATGCTACAAACTTAGAACTTATTGTAAGCAATTCAGGTAAAGCAGGATTCAAAGACAAAGTATCAGTAGATGAATTAATTACGTACCTTAAGAGTGAATGGGCAGCTGGAACAGTACCGTACTCCTCTTTTGGCGAAATACAAATTACAGGAGTAGAAGGTATCACAATAGCAAAGGTATAGTATGGCACTAAAAGCAGACGGAAAAATATATCTAAGTTGGGATGATATTGAAACACTAGTAGACAACTTGTGTAAACAAATAACTGAGAAGACTCGAACAGTAACATCAGTAACTGGATTACAAAGAGGAGGGTTAATCCCAGCAGTAATGATCTCACATAAATTAAACCTACCTTACGTACACTCTATTCATCCAACTACATTAGTGATAGATGATATTTGCGACACAGGAGAAACGTTAAATTTTATTAGGAGGAGTTCCTACAGCTGTACTTCACTATAAGCCAACAGCAAACCATAAACCAACCTTCTACGCACAAGAGGTAGGAGATGAATGGATTGTTTATCCATGGGAAAGAAAAGATTCAGAAGCAATCCAAGACTATCTTAAGAAGTAGTTGGAAAATCAAAATAAAATTACTATATTAGTACTATAACAGGAGTCGTAGAACCTCCATAAAAACAATCTTATATGTCAAACAAAAAATTTATCGACGGTACAGAACTTGTACAAGCTGGATTTGCTAATGGTATTTCCTCTCAATTAGCTGAAAAACAATTAATAGATGGTCCAGAAGCTCGATTAACAGATCTAGAGAAGCAACACATAATTGATAATGCAGCAGTAGCATTTGGTGATTTTCTTTCAGCTTTAGGATGTGATTGGAAGAATGATCCAAATTCATCTGATACTCCAAAGAGAGTTGCAAAGGCTTATGTAAATGATTTATGGGCTGGTAGATTCGAACCTCTAACTAGAATTACAGCATTTCCTTCAGATGGTTATGATGGAATTGTATTTGAAGGAAACATACCAGTTACCTCAATGTGTTCACATCATCACCAGACAATTACAGGAAGAGTACATATTGGTTATGTTCCATCAGCAGATGGTAAAGTAGTAGGTCTTTCAAAACTAAATCGAATTGTAGAACAATTTGCTAGACGTGGAGCTATTCAAGAGCAGCTAACAGTTGCAATACATAATGCAGTAAATAAAATCTGTGAAGGTAATCTAGGAGTAGCAGTTATGATTGAAGCAGGACATAATTGTGTAAGCTGTAGAGGAATTAAACATCAAGGAGCATCTATGAAGACAGCTAAACTTACAGGATGTTTCCTAGAAGAAGATTCAGCAAGAGCAGAATTTTATCAATTTACAAAAGGATATACTAACTAAAATTAAATAAGATGGATTATTGGACAGTCACAGTGCAATTAGAGCACGAAAACGACAGAGGTCGTATTCAAAAAGTAAGAGAACAGTATTTAGTGAATGCTACTTCAGCAACAGAAGCTGAAGCAAAGATCTACACAGAGTTCGAAGGAGAGTCTAACTTCTCAGTAGTAGGAGCAGTACAATCAAAAGTATTAAAAGTATTAGAATAAAAAGTTGGACCTTCGGGTCCAATTTTCTATATTAATAAAAAATTAAGAAGTTATGATAACAGATCCAAAAGTACCTTTTATTGACGAGGTAGAAGAGTTTAATGCCGTAATGGGTAAACCAAATAATTATGAACCTACAATCCCCTCAAAAGACGAATGGATGTTTGTCTACAATTTCATCCTTGAAGAACTTGAAGAATATAGAGAGGCTTGCGAAAGAGGAGACATCGTTGAGGTTCTGGATGCTTTGTGCGATATTACTTATGTTTCCCTTGGGAACGGTGCTATGTTACATGGCCTTAAGGATAAGATATGGCCAGCATATCAAGAAGTACAGGCTTCAAATATGTCAAAAGCTTGTCAAACAGAAGAGGATGCTAAAGCCACTGTCATTCAAAGATCGAGCGAACAGGGTGAAGAATGTCATTATGAAAAAGTTGGCAACTACTATATCGTCTATAGAAGTCGAGATAGAAAAGTAATGAAAAATATAAATTACTTCAGACCAAACTTAAAACAATTCTTTTAAAAAATGGAACACTCTAGAATTAAGTCTATAATTACTGACGAATTTAATATCACGTTAAGCGTTACAAATCACTGTAATTATAGTTGCGAATACTGTCCGAAATTTTTACACGAAGGTTCAACACCTATAGTAGATGTTGAGGTTTATCTAAAATTCTTTACACAACTGTTTATTGATAATCCAGAAATACAGCAGTATTCTGATAAGTTTATAACATTGACTGGAGGAGAGCCTACGTTGTATAAAGGTATAGAGAGGCTAGTTAAGTTTTTTAAAGCACATGACTTTAAGATTACGCTAGTTAGTAACGGTAGTGCAGCATTATCTGTTTGGGAAGAGATTCTAGGAGATATGAACTACACCTCGCTAAGCTTTCACTCAAAGTACTCCAAATTTAAAAAGTTTGCTCAGATAATAGATATAGCAGTTAAACAAAATGCTATGGTAGGAGTAGGAGTAGTAATGGATCCTGAACATTGGGATAGAACTATTGAAGCAGTAGAACACTTTAAAGAGATCAATATACCTATTGCCTATAAAGGAGTTCTATCTAAACATAGCTCGAAAAACTTCCTACATAAGGGAGATAAGCTATTTTTCGGGGAATATTCAGGACTTTATACTTCAGAACAACTTGACTACCTAAGAAATAATACCTACCAAAGATTCGATAGAGGATTGGATGGATACGATCCACATCACGTTACACAATCAACTAGAGTGTTTTATGAAGACGGAACTGATGAAAAATTTCAACAACAAAAGCTAGTATCAGAAGGTACTAACTATTTTGAAGGATACTTATGCGAAGCTGGTAAATCTAATCTATCTATTAAATGGGATGGAAGTATTGTAGGAGCGCACTGTGGTGGAAAATGGTCAGGTACTTTTGGTAACTTAGTACAGAACAATGACTTACGGATAAAGTTAAACACAACCCCTATAACATGTATAAAACATAGATGTAGTTGTGGTCCAGATATGAGAATAACTAAATATAAAAAACAGGATTAATATATGCAAGAAGCAGTAGATCATTTAGAAAAGCATAAAGTCTTTATAGATACTTTAGCAACAGATATGATTCCCTTATCAGAAGCCTATAGAGCGCTTGAACTAGCTGTTAACAAACAGTTAGAGGAAGTATTAGGGAGTCTGCAAAAAGGATTTAAGGATATCGGAATTAGTTTAGAGGATATAGAAAACGAAGAAGAAGATGATTAAAGTAGCACACGAATCACCTAAAAGTATTTTTCACGAAGTGGAGAAAGTGACTGATTATTCATATGCATTAGTTCATCTCTTCGAAGAAGATCCAGAATACTTACAACAGTTTAAGGAAGCAAAAGAAAGCGGTAGAGAAATAATCTTAGATAACTCTATCTTCGAATTAGAAGAGGCTTTCGATGCAGAGAAGTTTGCAGGATGGGTACTAGACTTACAACCAGACTGGTATATAGTTCCAGATGCTCTAGAAGATGCAGAAAGAACTTGTAACCAAATGTTCGAATGGAATAACAAATATAAAAATCTTCCAGGAAAGAAAATAGGAGTCGTTCAAGGAAAGACATACAAGGAGATTAGAGACTGTTATGAATATATGGATAAGATTGCAAACGTAGATATGATTGCAATTTCGTTTGATTATAGTTATTACGTTGAGACAGTTCCTCATCCTAACAAGTATGTAAGTTGGATGATGGGACGTGTTAAGTTACTTGGAGATTTATTGAAAGATGGTGTTATTGACACAGATAAACCTCATCACTTACTTGGAACTTCCCTTCCGCAAGAAGGGCTTTTTTATAAAGATTATAGGTGGATTTACTCAATGGATACATCTAACCCTGTTGTAGCAGGTATAAAAGGAGTAGAGTACAGAGAAGAAGGCCTTTGGCATAAGGAATCTCAAAAATTATTTGAACTAATCAATCAACCGGTAGATCAAATAGATATTAACAAGGTACTATATAATGTAGCTAAGTTTAAGTACTTTTGGAAAAGTAAATAAGTATTTACTTAAATGTAGACTACCTACTATTTATAATAAAAGAAAAGTATGAAAGTAGTAGGATATAGGACAGTTAATAAGGTCAATGGAAACTATTATTACGGAGTTAGAACTTTAAAGAGATTTAACGATCCGTACTTAGGATCAGGTATTAGGTTAAGAGAAGCAGTAAAGAAGTACGGGAAAGAATCTTTTATTCGAGAAGACTTAATAGAATTTAGTACATTTAAAGAAGCCTTAGAATGGGAAAGACTCACAATAACAGAAGAACTGCTTCAAGATGCTAGATGCTATAACCTAAAACCAGGAGGAGCTGGAGGAAGTTTACCTTGGAGTGAAGAAAAGAAAAAAGAGGTAGTAGAAAAAGGTTCTTACAAAAAGTCTAATATGACAAAAGAAAAAATATCTCAAGCACATAAGGGAAAGATAGGTAGTTTTTCAGGTAAATCTCACTCAGAAGAGTCTAAAGAGAAGATGTCAAAAATACGTAAAGGAAAGCAAGGAACTTTCCTAGGAAAATCTCATTCAGAAGAGACTAAGCAAAAGATGAGAAAGCCAAAAACAGAAGAACAAAAACGTAAAATTCAAGAAGCATTAAGAAACTATCATGCAAAAAAGAGAAATAAGTTGTAATTAGTAAAAAAAATTACTATCTTAAGTAAAAATAAATTATATAAAAATGAAGAAACTGTTAATTTGGGATGGAGATGAAAGTCTTTGGAATGGAACTCTAGTTGAGAACGGCTTACAGGGATTAACTTTACCTGAGGGTAGATTTGAATTATGTAAAGAACTCAACGAAAGAGGAGTAATTCAATCTCTAGCATCATTTAATGATCAACAAGAAGCCTTACTTGCTTTAGAAAAATTTGAACTAACTCCTATGTTTGTATATCCTCAAGCAGTCTTTGGAGGAACTAAATCGGACTTGATTACAAAAATTAAAGAGGAGTTAAACTTATCTAGATATTCTGATATTGTCTTTGTAGATGATAATGGATTTAATCTTGCAGAAGTAAATAATACTCTACCAGAAGTAATCACAGTTGATATAAAAGACTTTAATGAGGATACCATACTAACTTACTTTACAAAAGACAGCTACTCAGATGATGATAGAAAGAGAGTTCGTAGATATCAAGAAGAGCAATTTAGAAAGCAAGCAGCTAATAGCTACTCAGGAGATAAAATGGAATTCCTTAAGAGCTGTCAAATTAGATTAGACCTATCTATAGCTACGGATGATGATTACGAAAGAGTAGTTGACTTAGTTAAACGAGCAAACAGAATGTCAGTACTATCTGAACCTCTAGATGATGTACGAATTCAAGAAGAGCTTCCAAACTTTGTTATTGGAAAAATTAGAGATAGGTTTGGAGATTACGGACTATCATCTTTACTTTGGTTATCAGAAGATAGACAGACTTTAAAAGGTATCGTTATATCTTGTAGGTTACAAGGAAAAGGAATTGGAAGTAGTTTACTAGGTTATTGGATAAATACTAACATAGGAAGACAGATTGTTTCTAACTTTACTCAGACAGAGTTTAATGCAGCGATGATTGGACTCTACGATTGGTATAAGTTCGAAAAAGAAGATCAAGGAGATAATAAGTTTAAGTTATCTTTAGACTGTAAAGAAGTAGAGCTTCCGAATTGGATTGAAGTAAGTTACGAAAAGAAAGCCTTATCTAATAAATGGATAAGTATGTATGAAAATATTTATACTACAGTAATGTGGAAGGAGTCAGAGAAGAAAGCAATTCTAGATCTTACAGAAACTTATGGAGATGATATCTTAAAGACTTTTAATTCAGTCTATACAGAAAGAGGCTACTGGTATAGACATCCAGTTACTGTGCTTTGGCATAATGATGTAGTTATCGGATATCATGCTATAACTGTTAATTCAGATAAGTATCCTAATGTAACTAAAAGTTACTATATGCTAGCAAATCCTAATTATAGAGGAAAGGGATTAGGAGCTGAACTTATGGCAAGTTCTTTTCAATTAGCAAACAAATATAGAGTAACAGACTATATGACTAATTCAGATGAGAAGAATGATGGTGCAAAGCTCTATAAAGGCTTTGGTGCTAAGCCAGTAGATAGGAGAGAAAATCCATTTGGATCTTTTGATGAGATATTTGAATTTGACGTAAAAGGAATTTTAACGGTAGATGATTTTATCAAAAGCCTATGTTAGTATTTGATCACGTAGGAGCACTTGTATCTGATTTAGATGCAGCTATATTAGAGTATGAAAACTTAACAGGAGCAAAAGCAACAGCTCCTGTTAGAGTACATAGTCAAGGAGTTGAGATTTCTTTTGTAGGAGCAGTAGAACTTATTAAACCAGACGTAGATACACCTCTATCTCGACTACTTGAAAGAGGAGCTGTCTTCTATCATGGAGGTTATCGGACAAAAGAATTCGATAAAGAAGTTGGTAGATTGCAAGAAATGTCTTATATTGTAGTAGCAGAAGCATTTAATTCAGAAGTATTTGGCAATAGACGTTGTCAATTCTTTAAAAATAAATTAGGTCACTTAATCGAAATAATAGAAGAATAATATGAAAATAGGTTTCGTAGGTTCACATGGAACAGGAAAGACGACTTTACTTAAGGAGATTGAATCAAGAGATTTGTTTCCTAATCATAAGATAGTTTACTCTCGTAGATTAGATTTAGCTTATGGTCTAGATATATCTCAAGATGGATATAAAGGATTTGGTTTTGACTTAGGAGTAGCAGCTTCTGATTCGATTAACTTATTTAGTTTAATGTTTCATGCATATGCTCTTAAGCATCATGAGGATATGATATCTGATAGATGTTTACTAGATGTATTAGCATATACTAAAAGTGAATACAATAAAGGATTAATTCAAGAAGGTACTTTAGACTTTATGGAGAAACTAGTCTTCAGAGACGTTCAACAGTACGATTACTTGTTT